AGGTTCTGGACTTGGTTCTGGTGTTGGCTGATTTGCTGCAGCATTAGCTGCGGCCTGAGCAATTGCAGCATTTAATTCTCTTTCTGATTGCTCCTCATAGTAACGCCATGCGTTATCAATAGCATTATTCAAATCAATTATTGACTGATTATATATGTTTATTTTATTATTCTTTAGGTTTAGGGCATTTTCTGTATCTTCAACAGCATCAAGATGGTCTTGTGTTTTTGTTTGTAGGATTTGATTCATTGATGTTAACGTTGCATTTTCAGAATTATATATATTTAGCTTATCGTTATATACTTCTAGCTTATTATTATAATTTGTTTGTGCTACCGTTCTTGTTGCAAGTGCCTCATCGTATGCGTCTAACTGTGCTTGAGTTGGACCTGATCCAGATGAAAATGTATTAAGATTACAACTAAAATTTTGTCCCCACACTCTTGGATTTCCAGCATAATCACACCCTGCTCCAGTCCAGCCTCCAGGAATAGCCCATCCAAGATGATAGGACCCTGGGCCTCCACCGTTATACCACCAAATTTCTACATCCAATGTCTTGTCTTCGATGACATCGTATACTGGAGAATAATCACTCCAAGTAGCACCTTGTTCTATCCAGTTATCAACAGCGAGGCCACCGTTAATATACATTCTAAACCCATCATCTGTATATCCTGCAAAATATGTTGATGTGAACCACGACGGAGCCGTAATTACTCCAGTAAACTTAACTATGATGTTCTCATATCTACCACAAACTGGTAGGTTCATTGAGCTTGAATTCCATGTTCCAGAACAAATTACAGATCCTGGCACTGCTATGTTTCCGTTTCTTAATAAGTTGTATGCGGTAAACTGAAGCCCTTGTGCAGAAGCGGACTGAAGGTTTGATTGAGTGGTTTCAACATTAATATTGGCTATGCTGAGTGCATCATGTGCATCGTTTTTTTCTGCAAGAGCGTTATCTTTATGTTCAAGGGATAGTGCTACTGTTGCTGTCTGACCATCTACATTTGACTGGGCGAGGATCTTTGCTTCTAGAGATATGGCTTCTGCTTCTACCGCATCGTCATAGGAATCATAAGCATCATCTCTAAGATCCATAGCATTTTTGGCATACGTAAACTTATTTTCTGCTATATCTATAAGATGTATAAAATCATCTTGGTATACTAAATCACTTACTTTATTATTAAGGTCTTGTATTTCCTGAGCGGCAACAGTTAGTGGATCATCTCCGTGGGCAGGAGTAAGAAATACCCATCCAAACATTAAAATGGTGGCTAATGATAATCTCCATGCTTTAGTCCTAGTCAACTATAACTCCTAAACAAATTTTTTGTTTATTTAGTTAATTATAGCATCAAATCATTTAGGATTATCTGTCTTGTAAAAACCGTTTCCTTTAAATTGAATTCCAAACGGTGTAAAGTGTCTTATCATTTCTGAGTCACACTCAACGCATGTGTATCCAGGATCATCTTCATTAATAGATCTGTTTACTGACATTGCTGCATGAGCTTCGTCATAAGAACATTTATATTCATATACTGGCATTACTTACCGCTCTTTTTTCTCTTTTCAGCTAGAGCAACAAAGTCTTTAACTTTAGTTTCTCCCATGTATCCCCAAGCATATCCATCTTCGATCATTTGTTCGTTAACAGACTTAGTGTTTCCATCAAGGTACACCCAGCCTAGAATACGACCATACTTTTCAGAACTGTCTGGCTTTTCTGTTTTTACTACAATGTCTTTAGCATCTTTAAACTTAAGCTTAAGATACTCTTTAGATTCTAAGCCTAGAGTTTTTTCTAGCTTATCTGTTGTTCTAGATTCTGGTGTATCAATACCAGCTAGTCTAAGTCTTTGAGAATATGAAATACTAAATCCTAAATCAATGTCTACATCAATAGTATCCCCGTCCACTATTTTTGTAACTTGCTTAACTCTGTATTCAAACATGATTCCCCTTAAATTTTAATGAGCAGTTTCGGGACATACTCAGGTCCATCCTGCGGGTAGCGGCCCGCATATAATCTGCGACTCCCCAGTGACGGGGTGCAGACTACTATTATACTATTTATTTGATTTTGATGGTTTTTGGCTTTTTATCTTCAGGCACAATGCGATCAATATTAATATGAAGCATTCCATCCTTTAGAGATGCGGTAGAGACTTCCATATATTCTCCGAGAGCAAATGAGCGTGTAAATTTACGAGCAGCAATTCCTTTATGTAAAACTTCTGCGTCTGTAATTTCTGTAATTTCTCCAGATACCACAAGTGTTCCATTGTCTACTGAAAGATCAATGTCATCCTTTGTGAATCCTGCTACTGCGAGAGACACTCTATATGTGTCGTCGTCTAGCTTTAATACATCGTATGGTGGATATGATTGGCGTGATGCAGCATTATGTACATTAGCCATTCTTTCAATCTCACGATTAAAGCCAATAAAAAAAGGATCTCTAAAAAGATCCATAGCAAATTGTGTTACCATTTTATTCCTCCTTCAAGCGAATAAGTTAATTTATGGGCCCCTATTGGCGACCCTATATAAATTATACCAAATCTATTCTTATCTGCAACTTGCACCCCTGATAGGATTCGAACCTACAACCAAGGCGGTAGAAACGCCGTACTCTTCCGTTGAGCTACAGAGGTAAAATTAATCGTTTGGTATATCAGAAACATCCATTTGAATTATTCCAAGTTCCTTCGCTTTCTTTTTTCCTTCATCTGTTAGTTCTATAACAGCCTCTAAATCTTCATTATAACTTACACTAACCAGCCCCATATCATATAAAGATAATAGTGACTCATCTACATGTGCTTCATGTGCCGCCCATAAGTCTGGTGCAATTTCCTTTGCCAACTCCGTAACAGAATAAATAAATTCGCCTTCTTCTGATATTCCAGCAACCTCAACTGCGCCTATCTCAATATAATAATTTAACTTATCATCGCCATCGTTTTCCATTTTGTACCTTTCTGTGCAACAGGTAGGACTTGAACCTACGAATAACCGAATTATGAGTTCGGGGCCTTAACCAACTTGGCTACTGTTGCCAAGTACTTATTGTAACGTGCCGTCGCCCTTTTTGTCAATAGTTTCTTCAACTATCTGCTGCACGTATTCAGAAAAATGTTTTCTAATATTACCCATTGGTCTGGATTCAGAAGCCATCCATATCCTTCTATATTCAATTACATTTGAAAATGTGGTTGGGCATAGCGGTATGCCATTATATTCTTTTAAAACCGTTGGAAGAGGAACATGTTTTCCACAACATTTGCACTCTTTGGCTTTCTCTTGGTATATGCTCATAGTATCATCATTCTTTCCATAGATTCTCTTAAATCATCTGGCATTCTGGGTGCACGTATCATATTTTGAACGTATTCTTCTTCTTTACCTGACTGTGTATTAAAATCATTATCATAGCTCATAGATTCGTATGTATGTATTTTAATTTCTTGATTTGTATCAAACTTACTTCTGCTTATTGAATTAAATATAGATCCACAAACTGCGTCTGCCAAGTCCTTGGAGCCCTTTCTTGGGTGATCTACTCTGTCTCTCATAATCTTTAGCTGTAATAACTCGTCTATTAAAAGCTTAATGTGAGGTCCAGTAAGTCTTTCTTCTGCCACAACCATTGCCATGTCATCATAATGTTTTTTGGCGACAGACAGAATCTCTGTATTGATGCCGTATTGTTTTAGTTGTTGCATCATATCATGAGAGTTCCATCTGTCAAAAGTACATACACGAATTTTAAATCCTCGTGTCTTTAAGGAAAGAATATAGTCTTTAACCTCAGTAAAGTCTACTGACTTATCAGATGTTGGAGTCCAGTATCTTACCGCATCAATTTCTACAACTGGTGCTGGCTGTGAGTATGTATCAGTTACCTTTACGTTAACCCACTTGTTTACATGAGCCATTGCAACTGCACAATGGTCATGCTTCTGAGCAAGGTCAACGTGAATGAAGTATTCTTTATCTGGGTCTGGTATAAACCACTCTTCAAGTCTTCCAAAATTATCTACTGCTAGGTGTGCTTTATTAAAAGCCTTTTCAATCTTCTCCCTTGATTTAAAAAATGCATCAATCGCTTCTGGTGGCATACATGCAAATCTGGATAGTGCATCCGTTGGGTTTGTAAAGAATGCAACCTTAAAATCATCAATCTTTCTTACTGGATTTATTTCCCATGTAGGGCGCTTAAGAGCAAAGACTCTTGGTATCTTGTAGGATATAATATTATCTTCTTCCCATTCGACTGTAAACTCATTTCCTTCTGTGCCGTCTGGAAGCTCTTCATACATCTTAAATCTATGATCACGAATGATTGTTTGCTTTTCTGCAACAACTGCATCATATCTTTGCTGGATATAATCATTCTTATAGCGTGGGAAAGAAAGCAAAATCACTTTACCAAAATCTGGAAAACGAGAGTCAACAGAGGCTCTGTACATGTCGTATATAGCTGCACCTGTTTTTGCCTGCTCATGCCCAGTAGTATTTTCAATAGCAAAGCCTGAGATCTCGTCAAGGATAACAACTATAACGTTATAACCTTCCCAAGCTTCACGCTCAGAGTGACCAGAGTGTACAGTTATAGCCTTATCAAATTTAATTTCAGAAGCCTTGTCTGTATACTTACCAGTAAACCATGGAGACTTCTCAATACGTGTTTTAAATCCTTTAAAGAAAACATTGCTAGCCTGTTGAGAGTTAATAGCAATATTAATAATATCGATTGAGTCACCAGGCGGCTTACCATAGTAGGTTGCTGGATCTTTTAGGCATAGCAAAAGATATACAATATAGGCTACAGCGATTGTAGAACAGTAATCCTTACCGCTACCTTTACCTAATTGTGCTACAACCTCGTTTGCTGTTTGCTTAAATCTAACCTTACCCTCTTGTTCTCCGAAGAGCTTTACTAGTGTTGCCTCTTTATATATCTGAGAACTTTTTTCAATCAAAGTATATTGATGCTCTGAAAGTGGAGGTAGACCTAAATAATTTGGATCGTTAACAAATGTCCTTAAGTCTACTGGCTTTTCTTCAAACTCTTCGCCGTCAAGGATGTCAATGAGATCATCAAAACTAAATTCCACTTGCGTCCTCTATTACGACAGACTCAACTATTCCAGTAATCTGAGATAATCTCTTTGCCACTTCAAGCTTACACTTAGGGCAGGTTGATGTAACTTCTTTTAATATCTTAACTAAGATCTCTTGCTTTCTTTCTGCTTCTGCAACTTGAGATGCAATTTCATTGTTCTCAAGTACTCCGACTGACTGAAGCATTCCAATTCGTTTAGTTTCAATATCTGCAATTAATTTTAATGTTCCAGACTTAACATTTAGTTGACCCTGTGTATCGGCATCCTCAACCGTTTTCCAGGCCTCTTTGATTAGCATGGCATAATGTTGATCTGCACCAGAGATAGCTTCTCTAGCACGGTCTCTAAGGCTTGTATCGTTATGGATTACAGACTTCCACTCGTCAATGAATTCAATTACTTCTTTGCGGGAAAATCCAGTAAGCGTAGCAATTTGAGTAGGAGAGTTACCCTTAAGTAATTCTTCTACTACCTTATTCATACGGTCATAATGTATTGCTGGTTCTATTTCAGACATGTATACATTATACTTCTAGTCGACTGAAATAGCAAGTTTCTTAGCAATTTTAAGCAGGATTAAATAGCCAATCATGTCATCAATATCATTATCTCCTGCAAATCCTTGACCGTTCTTAATACGATTAATCTTATCATCAATACGAATTTTAATTTGTTCTTGATTGTCCGCCTGAGAAAATATACGAATAGGACTCAATGCTGAGTCTCCATAAGATATGTTCTTATTAATTAGCATCTCTGCAATCTCAAGACACTCTGCAATTATCTTATGCCCTGAAGGAGCATCTGTTGCCATTAGCTGCAAGTCTGTGACCCACATTTGGTAGCCGTTATCTTTATTTGGATATGATACAAAACCCATTATTCCATCTCCTTATATAATTGTTTTAAACCTCTCAGCGTTCCAATATCCATATATCTTCCGCCTGGCCTTACCGCCCTAATATTAGCACTTTCAGATAGCCATTCTTTTAATTGTTTGCCTGGATGATCTAAACTAGGATCTATGTATCTTATCATATTCTTACGGAATAGCATAGTTCCCCACATATCTGGATAATCGCAATCGCTAACCTTGTCTTCAGAATCAAGAACCTTACCATTAGAAACCAATACCTGACCAACACGACCCTTTAAGCTGTCATTACATTCCCAAATTCCTAAAACTAAATCTGCATTAGTTTCTTTAAATAAATCCTTATATATATTTCCTGGAGCATTTAAAATGTATGTATCTGGCATACCAATAAGTACTGTATCGTTATAATCTCCAACCATAAATTTTACTGCATCTGACATTGTTGATGGCTCACGAACTATTAGTTTAATATTCATGTCCATATTTTGAATTATTGGAACCCACTCAGCCCTTGTTGATACTCTAACCTCATCGCAGACTTCAAGCATCTGCTCTACATGCCACTGCAATAAAGATCTCTCATCAGATATTGGTAAACAAAACTTAGGTATGCCTCCTATTCTAGAAGCTTTTCCTGATGCTGGCAAAATACCTATAACTGACATTATTTATCCCATTCGTGTGGATTAAATCCATTTGGATAAGACTCGTTGACCATTGGATCCTTTTTCCAAGCAATCCAACCAGCCTCCCTATCGTCACCCCAATAAAGATGAACTACATCTTTATCCAGTAAGCGCCTAGCCTCTTCTCCATTTAGTATCTTTACTTTATTATTTTTTAGCCAATCCATTTCCATTAACTCTGGTGCCCAGTCATTCAAATGCTTTTGATATGGCTCTACGCCAAGTTCTTTGTAAATAGCATCTGTAAACATTTGAACATCAGTATAGTAATGAACCATATGGTTATGCTTAATTATTCCATCTGAACATCTTTCTACACATAAATCTATTGCAGCTTTCATTACTGGACTGCCAGCCCTTGCAGCAATTACTTGTGTAGCAAGCCATGGCGTGTCTCTTTCTATGTCCAAAAGAACATCGTTGTCATCACTTAACCAGTCTGAAATTGGCGCCTTACAGTGCGTATCCATGTCTGCATATACTCCACCATGAATATAAAGAATTGCAAATCTCCATAGTCCAGCCTTCATTACTCCTAGAGGAAGGTTAATGTATGTGTTGTAAACTTCTTCTGGAAAATTTTCTTTAAAAAAGTTTTCCCTATCTGGCCCACTCATATATCCATGTTGCCACTCAGGGTTATTATGCTTCCAGGTTCCCACGCTTTCTTTTGCGTAATCAGGAAGATCATCATAAGATGTCTCGTAGGTCTGCCAAATAATCTTTTCAATGCTCATCTTTTTTTAATTAACCCAAACTGTTCTAAGTATCTCTGTATGGTCATAGCAGAGACTCCACACTCTTTCCCTATTTCTGTAACTGTCTTTTTTTGAACAACGTATCTTCTATGCAGCCAGTCCTTGCTTTGATATAGCTTCATCGTTCTGTTAAAACCTTATTCGCATAGTGGGCTATCCCAAATGAATCAGCCACATCAAAATCATCTAAATCTAGTCCGTACTTTGAATTAAAATAATCTACAGTACGTTGCTTTCTCATATTTCTAATTTGGTTCTTATACCACGAGTCAGCATATCCTGGATTCTTTAATCTTATTGCTTCTTTTTCTTCTTTTGTCGGGTTCTTATTTCCAATATACGCCTGCCAAGACGTTGGAGAAATAGTAATAACACTAGCACCCGTAGACATAAGTTCAGCAATGACAACGCCATATACATAAGATAATTTTATCACAGCATCTGGGGATCTGACAAGGATGGCACCCTCAACCACAATATAATCTGAGGCTAGCTCATTAAGCATAGATGACATTTTCTTTTTAGCATCGTAGATTTTATCATATATGTCAGCCCCAACTAAATTTATCTTGCCCCACTTTAATGGTTGATCATTTTCCATCAAGCAGAAGGCTATTGAGTTAGTTGAAGCATCTATACCAAGAACTCTGTGGGCTTTTGTTTTAACTAGGTCAGCTAATTTCATTTAGCATTCCTAATAAATTGTTCTTATTCTTTAAATTAATATTCTTTTCGCATGTTGAACAGTAGTTGGATTGATTATACCTACTTAGCTGTGCTCCACATTTTTTGCATGGCCTAAGAGCGCCATTTCTAATTGCCTTCTTTTCATAATACTTTTCCATGATTCTGCGGTTGGTAGCGATACGGCAGCACTCA